GAAAAATTAAAAACAAGCTACTGCTATTAAGATATGAGAATCCTTAATAGTGTCGTTTCAAGATGTATCATCAGGAAAGTTGATGCGGTAGCCGCTAATGATGGAGGCGTTAATCCTCCTGTGTATCTTCCCCCGGTGTTGACCGAGGAAGGTATACAGTTTGTAAGAAAGAGTGTTGATGTGATATATGCATTAATGCGTCTTTTTGGGTTTGATGATGAAGGTGTGAAGAAGAAGGGCACGTACGATCACTGGATCGCGTGTGCGAGGAAAGTTGGTTGTCCGGTTAAATTCGTTAAGTGGAAGATTTCTGCATTTTATGCATTCCACAAGAGCGATTTAACAGAAACCCAGCAGTTACCTCCTTCGGTTTTGGTTAAAGGTGAAGACAACCCTGGTTGTCTCGTGGGTGGTAGGGGATATAAATTTCTCTGCCTCATGCGAAACCGTGATCCGTCAATGTGGGAAAATTTTATAACATCGGTGTTGTACTCTAAAAAGGGTATGCCCCGTCCTTATAAGAAGATTCTCGAGGCAAGCGCACGCGCTACCTTTAAGACATTGACGACAAAAATTCCGGAGGTGATAAGTAATGAGTTTTTAGTTTCCTGGGCAGATGCCGAGAAGCTTCCTCATGAAGTAGAATATTTTCTATCTCAGAAATCTATGACGGCGCAGTTACAGCGCACAGTACGTGAAATCTTTGATGAAGAGAAATATTTGCTGGCAGATAGGATACAACCATTCTTTCCCTCGACTTCGGCTAACTACAATCGCACTCGCTCTCAGGCGGGTACGTTAGGTGAGATCTTTAATCACCCGACAATCCTTCAAGGATTGCAAAGTAGTGAACCAGTTATCAAGTTCATAGATGGGAGTAAGGTTAGTGAAGTGATAGATCAACCAAGAACTGATCAAAGTTTTAGTTCTGATCCATATAAGAACACCACCAAGGTTAAAAGGGTGGAGTATGGAGGTGTTATGGTTGATTTGAGTGATTTAGAGGAGAAATTCGCTATGTTATACCACCGTATGGTGGGAGAAGCTTTAAAGGAGCCGCCGTTAGTAGATCTTGTTATGCTACCGGAAGCCTTAAAGGTTCGCGGGATATCAAAAGGTCCTGCGTTCCATTATGCTGTCCTCAAGCCTCTACAGAAAAAATTGTGGAGTACAATGAAAAAGATTCATGTATTTCATCTCATTGGGAAACCAGTTACCGCCGATATCGTTCAAGAACGATTAGGAGCGAAACTAGGTCCTGGTGAAAAATATTTATCTGTTGACTATAGTGATGCCACGAACCAAATGTATTCGTGGGTGAGTGAGGTTATCGTTCGGGAGATTTGTGTTATATTGGATATTGTTGGAGATGAGGCACGCCTTGTTGAAGAGAGTATGACAAAACATTTAATTACCGATCCTGATGACAAGAAACACATTTTGCCTCAAAATAACGGACAACTCATGGGTTCCATTATCTCGTTTCCGATACTCTGTATTGCTAACGCAGCTATTTGTCGTTGGATGTTAGAATTATCAAATCTTAGGAAAATTCCTTTGAGAGATGCTAATTTAGCAATCAATGGCGATGATGCTGTTATGCGGTGCACTGAAGAAGGGAGATTATTGTGGGAGAAGATAGGGAGTTTCTGCGGCTTAAGACCCTCAGTAGGTAAGGTATACTTTTCGAGTAGATTTTTGAATATAAATTCTACAACTTATAACTATCATCAAGATGGTTATGAGAGTTTTACTACGAAGAAGATAAAATACTCTACGGATGAGGATACAGGTCGTGTGACACAAGAGTGTAAAATTACACATCGAATGAGACATTTCGAGCTTGTGAAATATGTTAATTTGGGATTATTGTTTGGTCTGAAAAGATCTGGCGGTAAAACTGAACTTGACACAGAAATGGGCGGCACCACGCTTGGTGTTTGCGCACAGGACTTGATTGCGTCGAGTCCTCACTATTTACATGAGACGCTTATGAGTCAGTATCTTTGGTTAAATGATAAGGTATTGAAGACATTTGCGGTTCCGTGGTTTTTACCGGAGTCACTATGCGGTTTGGGGCTGCCAAGTGTGGGTAGATTTTGTCCGACAAAATTCGACCTGCAGGTAGCAAGAAAGATAGCGGAGAACCCTGACGTCTTTCGTGTCCCCAAATTACGCACACTTGTGCCATGGAAGGTTTGGAATTGGGCGTCTGATCAGATACCCAAATTTGTTAGTAGTGCGATGATGAATATTAGAGATGTTGATTCGGTTCAACGAGGTATTTCTCGTAAGAGAATTATTTCGTTGTTCTGTGTTGCGTCCCTCTTTCAAGCGAAACTGGATTCAATTTATTCAGAAGGAGGCTTGTTAGAGATTAATCAAGAAAAGTCATTGAAATACTTTCGTGCAACTGAGCGCACCTGGGCGAAAGCTCGGAAAGATCAGACCATTCCTCTTCGTGGACCAATTCACATAAGAAAACTTTTAAACGTCGACTTTGACGACATTCCCGTCCTGCAAGTGCTGCAGAAGACTCATTTT